TTTACCGCTTCCCGGCTAAAAATCCACCGCGCCTTTCCCCAATATCCCGGCTTGAGCGTATACTTACACTCAATCAAGTTATCAGCTTTGAGAGCGGTAATCGTATTACCAGTGCTTACGTCCCTATCCGTGCTGATACCAAGCGCCGAAGCAGTAAACACTCCCAACGGCTCGGCAACTCCCGTGCCATTCAAGAAAGCATTTTCCTCGACGATAGATGCCTTGTAAGCAAGCCTGTCTCTGACAATGCTTTCAATATTCAACGCACTCGCCCTAACAAGCTTCTTACTCACCTTGATGTACTGAGCGAGCGGATGCGGATACAATTCCCGCTTCCCGTATTTCATTGTCGAATCTTCATCACCGATCAATAGCTCAGCCGTCCAGGTCGGATCAGCCGGGTCAGCATCAAGCGAAGGTGCCCCAAGACTCTCTGCCTTCGGCACACTATAAACCGTGCCCAACTGCCGCATAAACACGCTGTTATCCATCGCCTTGATAAGCGATGCAAGGAACATCTGCGGAACTACCGTATACCCACCGGACGTGTCAATGTCCATCTGCAAGGCGCGCATTTCCGTATCGGCGCGTTGCATGGCTCGCATGTATTCGCCAGGATCGGTTGACGCAAGCACCCGCCTAAAAGCCTCGGCATACCGCTTCTCATCCGACTTGTCCGCAGGCCCACGCGTAACTTCATCGACTACCGTATCCATTTCGGTTTCGAGCTTGGCTACCCGTTCCTCTTTCTCTACCTGATCGCCAATCGTGTCAACGTCAGACATAATCTTTTCATACTTTGTCTGTTCTTCCGCAGTCAACTCACGTTTTTCTTTCTCGGCTAAATCGAGTATTGCGCGAGCTTCTTTTACGAGCTTAAAACGGTCTTGCCGTTTCTCTTTAGCATTCATTAGTTTTCCTCCATTTGGATTTCGAGTTCTGCAAGTTCCAAGCGTCTTTTCCTCAACGAGTGGCCCACCGGGACCGGCTCATCTTCGACTTCCTCCGAGTGATCCTCCGGGATCGGCTCGTCGGTGTACTGTCGCATTACCTCAATTGTCTCTTTCAATAACCTCTTATCATTATCTGTAAACGGGATATTTTTCTCCCGCTTCAGTAATACCCTTTGTAATTCGCCCATATCCACCGACCGTATACTTACAGTCGTGGTAGGATAGGCAGGATACGTAACCGGCGATACGTCAAAAAGCTCAACCTCAAGTAACTCTCTATCGGTCTTGCCTTCCTCGCTCCCGCTCCACTTGTCCTTGACCGTCCTAAACCCAAAACTCATTTGGTCGATGTCCCCGCGCTCAATCGACGTGCTCAAGTCCCGCGCCCATTGCGTATCAGGCGGGTCAATGTCGATCTTCAATCCCTTGTCATCTTCCTCAAGTTGCAACGTCCCGGCTTTGTTACGGCCCAACACATAGTTAGGATCGTGGTTAAACAAAGCTCGCACGTCGGCTTCTTTGATCGTCTTCTTGAAAGCCCCAGGTCTCACAATCTCACGAAACCCGCCAAGGTCATCTGACCACTGATTGAACACAGACGCATAACCGCTTATCTTCCGGCCTTCGTCTTTGCTTACCCTCATCTCGATAGAAAACGTCCGTTCCTCTCTATCCATTTGCTACCCCTTATCCTGCTACTATCTGGCACACACAACCGTTGTGTAACGGCGGGTGTCCTATCTTTCTTTGTACTTGCATCTCTTCGTTATTGTCCGGCACAATCTGATCATCGGGCATAACGAAAAAGTTCTGCGTACTCACAATCGCACCATTAAGCGATTGACAGAATGGACAAGCATCAGGCCCCAATGCCATCCACCGCAAAACCGTCACGCCAGCTAACACATACGCCGCCTTCGCAATCGCGTTCGAACTCCTTACCGATTCATTCAACGCAATCTGCGCGCCCCTCGTCTGTTCCCAATGGTCAAACGTGTCCTCAACTTCCTGCTCTAAATCAAGATTGCTATCTACCCCGCGAGTAATCGCTTTCTTGATGTCGGCCCGGCTTTTCGCAATGTACCTATATGCGAAGTTGGTTATGTATGAAGCTAAGAACGCCTCATCCTCCGGCTGCAACTTATCCGAACCGCCAACCTCTTCGGCAATCTCCCGCTTGATTTCCTCCGCAAACGTCCGGTATGTCGGCGTAATCTGTTTCCTGATATACTCCGGCAAATCGTAATAGTATTTATCCAGGTACAAATCAAAATCAGCGATACCCCTTGAAGACAGATACTTCTTCACGCCTTCCTTCAGGTCCCTGCGTTCTTTACGGATAATCCTATCAGCCGCCGACTTAAACAACTGCTCGTAACTCTTGGCCGTCTTGTGCCGCATGTTCGCCGACCGTAAGCTCCGTTGCTCACGGAGACTCTTAGCTTCCGGCTCTTCTTCAGGCTCTTCCTCTGGCTCAGGCTCGCTCGCGGGCGCGGGAAGTCCTACCTGGCCGGCCAACTCGGTCGGTACCCAATTCATCGGCACGTAATGAGCGTCCCCGCCTTCATACGGATTCTTGTTCTCCATCTCCCGAACTTCGTTATCCGTATACACTCCCATTTCAATCCCTGTCCGATACGCTTGCATACGGCTTGCAATATCGCCTCTAAGCAAAGCATCAACGAGAAACTCGAAGAAATATTCCTGCTGATCCCGCTCGCTCAATAGCTGCCTGGAAAGCTCCTGCTCCCACCGTACCAACCACGGGCGCATCGTATAGACTACAAACTCAATCCCTTGATGCTCGATGTTCGAGAACGTGCTGCGGCTCAAATCAGCTATCAAGTGCGGAGGTACTCTAAACACCCGCGCAATCTCGGTAGTGATAAACTGCCGCGTCTCGATAAACTGCGACTGATTAGGATTAACCGAAATCGGCACAAACTTAGTACCGTCCTCAAGTACCCCAATCGATTCCCTATTTCCCCAATCCGTATGGGCTTTACCCCAAGATGCCTTGAGCCTCTTTACCGCGTTCTCATCTTTCAGCCGTCCGGTAATCTCTAAGTACCCACCGGGACCGCCGTAGTTCTTGAAAAACTCCGCGCCATACCGCTCGACCGCCATCGCCTGACCGATGATGTCCCGTATCCGGTTCAGCATGTCGTACCCTTTCAGCCCGTCGTACCCGATACCGGGAATGTGCAGCATCTTATCAGCACTCAATACCGTCTTCTTGTCGGTAGTGACAAATACCTTCCGGTTATCCCTTCGCTCTACCGTCCACTGCTGCGGGTCTTGTGGCCATAAGTTTTTTATCTGCCCGCCGCCGCCTTCCTCTTTCTTCGCATACGCATTACCGAGTAGCACGACATGATGCATCATCGTTTCTTTGAAATAGAACGCGCTCTGCTCATCATTCGGCCTTCGATGCATCAAGTCATAAACAGGATGCTTCTCTGCCCTTTCTTTTCCCTTCTCTATTCGCTTATAAAGAACAACCGGCAAACTCGCCACCGTCTCACTCAATAACCTGACACAAGCTTGAACCGCCGATACACCCATCGCCGTTATTCGGTCAACTTCAAGCCCGCTCGTAGTCGGCCCGCCCATTATCATCCTGGCAAGCTCGGCCTCGGCCACAGTCCGATTGATAGCCCTCTTCGTTACACGACTAAATATGCTCACAGTGTTAATATCCCACGCTCGTCATAAATACTTGCCTCGCTAATAGTCGCCCTATCTAACGCCATAATCAAAGCAACCATACCGTCGATTTTCTCCGTGCTCTTGCTCTTGTCCGGCTTGACATTTCCCGCCGGGTCTTGCTTGACCACCATGTTATCGGCCATCCATCGCATAACCGGATTGCCTCCATGCCGCAGTTTCTTACCCAGCACGACCTTTAACAATTCCCGCGTCGGCTTCGCCATGCTCGCAAACCCCTGCCCAAACTGCACCACCGTAAACCCATCATCCGTCAAACTCTGCGTTATCTCCGTCGCACCCCACCTATCAAACGCAATCTCCTTGATGTTGTACTTCTCTCCAAGCTCGTTTATCTTTTTCCGCACAAACCTATAATCAATTACATTCCCTTCCGTCAGCTCGATAAATCCCTCACGCGCCCATACATCATACGGGATGTTGTTTATTTCCCGCCTTTTGTTAGCAGCTTCCTCAGGTAACCAAAAATACGACAGGGTATCATACCCGCCATCCTCATCCGGCAATACAAGCACAAACGCCGCGATATCCGTTGTACTCGCCAAATCAAGCCCCGCATACGCCGTCCTCCCTTCCAAGTCTTCTGGATACACTTCACCATCACACGCATCCCACGCCGACAAATCCAACCATCGCTCCTCTTGACTCGTCCACTGATTCAAATACAATCGCCTAAAAGTATTCTGCAACGCGGGAACATGCGCCGCCTTGTTAAACAACGACCGCATTTCCTCAATGTCCCTAAACGTACCTAACGCCGGATTAGCTTTGTGCCAGACCTCTTCATTTTTCCAGTCGTCATTTTCTTCAGCCGCAAAAATAACCGGGTAGAAAGTAGGATCATCAATCACCCCGTCTAATATCTGCTTGGCGTATACGTGCTGCTCCCAGCAAATACTCAACTTGTCATAACCCGCCGTCGTTATCGCAAATGTTAACGGCTGACTACGCGTACCTCCCGATGTCGTTAAGACATCCCATAACATCCTATTTGGTTGTGCATGTAATTCGTCAAATATAATCCCATGCGCATTGTACCCGTGCTTTGTAGCATGCTCGGCAGAAAGTACTCGATAGAGACTTGCTCGCTCAGGGTAGACAAGCCGCTTTGTTGACTCAATCTTTTTGAGTCTTCGGTCAAGCCCAGGAGCTTGTCTAACCATTTGTAACGCCACATCATAAACTATACTCGCTTGATCCTTATCAGCCGCCGCCGAATATATTTCAGCACCCGCTTCGTTATCCGCAAACAACAAAAATAACGCAACCGCCGCCCCAAGCTCACTTTTCCCAGATTTTCTCGGTACCTCGATATACGCCGTCCGATACTGCCGCCGCCCGTCAGGCAACACAGTACCGAACAATTCACGCACAATCTTTTTCTGCCACGCCTCCAATAAAAAAGGAACGCCAGCCCAGCGTCCCTTAGTATGCTTCAACTGCTCGATAAAGCGTACCGCCCTATCAGCTTTACTCGCATCAAACACCTACGTCAAAAACTCCGAAAAATCATCACCCTCATCCCCCTTGATAATAAGCCCTGCCCGGCTTGAGGGAGTAAGTCCGAACAGGGCAAACAGCTTTATCAGCTGCGTTAAACACTTATGCGATACAGATACTTCCGGCGCAACCTGCCGCGTCCCATTCTCAAATATCTGCACTATTTCCCCCTCTTCACTTTTACATAACTCACTATACCTCGACCACTCAACACACAACGCCGCAAACGCCAGCCCATCCGTCTCCTTCAAAACACCCAGCCTAACAAGTATCGGCCCCAGGCTATCCCACACCTTGCGCGCACCACCCGTCACTATATCAGGACACTCCGGCATCACCGGCTTGGGCTTAGGCTCGTTAAGGTTGATCCTATCCTTATTCTTCTCCCCGTGGAGTATTTTCAACGCCGTAGGTTTCGGCGCAATTCCCCTGCTACCCATTTTTACCCTTTATACTGTATCTTTTTAGATACAATCCCCCTACAACTAAAGTTGTGAAATCTAAGCCAA